CTGGCGTGGCGAAAGAGTCAGCTAGGAACATCTTGCCAATGTGTGCCCCTACAAAGATATATATGACAGGCAGTGTGCGTAGTTTTTTACATTATGTGGGGTTACGGGCGTCCGTTGAAACTCAGGCAGAACACAGAATTATAGCTAAACAAATTGCAAACTCTCTTCAGAACTGCGTACCAATCATTGCAGAAGCTGTTAAATTAGCAGCGGAAAACGATCGGAGCCTCCGTGGCTGGCTTCAATTGTAAAAATCGGGCTTAGGTGGGCTTGAGATTAGGCCCACCTATTAATGCCCTGTTGCTTACGCTCAGTAATTATAGCAAGCTCTTCCAAGGGTCAATCCCTTCCGGGGTGTTAAAATTTGTTTCAGATTTTGGCGGTTGTTGTTTTGCTGTGAGTTGCTGCTGGTAAACCAACAACTGATTAAATTTTGTTTGCAGATCTTGAAGCTGCGAAAGCAGTGGTTGCTGCTGCGCCTCTGCCCAGTTCTTAGCGTTATCAGTTAATTTTGAAAGAGCATTGTCAGGGTGTGGGAAGGAATATAAAACTCCACGTTCCGTGGGAATTCGCTGCCCATTTTGTTCGTCAGCCAAAACGTCCAGAAACAGAATTATTTGGGAGAGTTCTACCCCAGAGTGATAGGCGAGTTGATCTGGCGAAATTAGCCCACGATTAATGTCGTAAAGAAATTTAAAGGAATTAGAAACTCGGGCAGACTCTAAGAGCTCATCCTCTCTTTTTGATGTTGCCGAAAGCATTAAAGAGGAACCGGCCAACAGACCACCGGATCCAGCCAAAAAAGTCGGAACCAAATTTGGATTTAAATAGGATGAAATTCCGATGCTACCCGCGCTAAGTGCGGCCAGCACAACAAGAAGATCCTTAGGCAGGGATAGGGTCATGTTTGTTAAAAGAGATTTTCCAGAAGTCATGGCTTGGGTTAGAGGCAAATTCTACTGGCGATGGCAGCCGGTCTTCGCCAGACGAAGCACGGTCTGTGGTCACATCATAGGGCTTCAATCGCAATCCAACAAAGGTTGCTTTTCCATTTATAAACCGAGGTTCAACACCCGGTACTCGAAGTACATTTTTAATCGTTTCTTTAAGTCGGTCCACGAACCGAGGCTTAGCCGAATGTTTATAACCATTTGATTTACAGAAGTTTACGTAGGAAGCATAAAGCTCGCTATAGGCATTCTTAACAAAAAGTCCGCGTTCTGATTCATCTGTACTAGGTCTGAATGCGCCACCGCCAATTATTGAAGATTGATTAGGCGCATATAATGTACACTCTGCTAACCAAGCAACATAAGGGTTGTTGAAGATGAGAGCTTCTAGATTTGTAGCATTCAGCGTGGGCACATGTTTTACAGGATTCGCCAACACATCGCGCATCTCATCAAATGGCATGGATAACGCCCAAGTAACAATTCCCGAAAGTTCTGGTACAAAATCTCCATCTACATGATCTGCGTAAACGTTTAACAAATCGCGTCTTTGAGAAGGAGGCACAACTTTATCCATAAGGATCGTAAGTCGGCGACGCTCAAGACCACTACTTATATCGCTGGAACTAATGTGTTCATTAGAAGCTATGCAAACCAGCAGTTCTGGCTTGAAATTTATAACTTCCTTTCCGTATTTGCGTTCTGCACGTAATGTGTCGGATGCCGAAGTTATCTTTTTTAAAACATCCAATCGTTTATTGAAGTTTGACTCGTCAGTCAATAGCAAAAGTTTTTTTCCAATCAGGTTGTGACACTCAAATTTATTTGTTTCAATGATCTCCAAACTACTGGTGTGAGTGCCAGCAAAACCAGCCAACGCAATTAAAATCTGCTGCATCGTTGACTTACCTGTGCCGCCCGGACCAACCAGGTGAAGGAACCGCTCACCTGTGGTGTAGCTCGTTAGTAGAGCTCTGCAAAAAGCTCGAATCAAAATGGCTTTGTCGGCACCTACAGATGAATCAAGCCAAGCTAAGAATAGAGGACACGACGCTTTAACGTCATACGGGTAGTGTAATTTGGTACGAAAGTACAAATCTTGCTGATTGCCTTCTATAAATTTCTGAGTTTCGCTTACCAAGACGCCGTTTTCAAAGGGTATATACCCAGAACTTTTTTGCCAAATAGCGGTTCTACCGTTATTTAATGACCGCAGAAGTTTGGCCTTCAGTAATTGAAACACCGATGACACCGTGGCCGCGTTGTACCTAGGCAACACACCCGCCGCCACAAAAGTATCTAAGGTTTTTACAATCCGTCGTTTGATATGTTGTTCATCTTGAATGTACCAAATACCTTCATCAGAGTCGTAAGTAAAAAACTCATCAAGTGTTGAATCGTAGAGAAAAGAATCACCGTAGTTATTAACTATTACTTCAGCAATATCGTTCTCAGAAAACTGTCGATTTTCTTGTTGAAGATTGATTAATTGAGCAGGAGATGCCGGGGTAGTTTGAGTCATTGAAGGAGTTGAATTTGAGTTTGATGTTGATGTTGTTAAATCGTTGATGTTTAGCACCGAGTTTTTTGGTGCTGGTTTCTTGATTTGAATTTGTTCTTTAATTGAATCTGGACATTTGTCTTTGAACAGATCTTTGTTTTGATACTTTAACTTTTTCCATAGAGCGGTTTCGCCATCCTCAGAGGCGAGGGCTATTGCCGGGCGCAGGGTGGCAGCATCGGTTATGCTGCTTAAAATTCGATTAAATTTGCCATCCAGTTCGGAGCTGTATTCGTAGATATTCTCGAATATCAGGCGGCACATTGTCAAGGGGTCTTGCCGAACCGCAATATTCTGTTCGTTTAACCAGTTGCACCATCCGATAACTTCCTTAAAAGCCATAGCCATGGCAAAGGAGCGATCCTCTACGGCTTCGCCGTTCAAAATCCCCTGAACTGTAGAGGAAACCAAGCGTGAAATATCAACCCCATTTTCATCCACAGGAATTTTTATAAAATCCTCGGCGTCCTCATTGGTTTTAACTTGTTTTGGCGCAGCTAAATAAGCTAGATATGCTTCGTCAATTTTTGCTGCAGGAATAAAGTTTTCTGAAAGGTAAAATATGGAATTTTTTTCATCGGGGTTGGCGCCGTAGAACAAATTCACGATCTGCGTGGCCCTTCGATCAGAACCAGGAATTTGCTCAGCAATAAATCGAGTGAACCATTGAAAAAACTCTGGATCAATAATTGGTTTCTCTAAACCAAAAACTAATCGAAACCGTGGCCAAGTTGCAGTACTGCTTGGAGAAAAATAACCCAAACTTAAATACTTTTTTGATAAATCTAAAGTTATCGATTCCGTTGGCGTTAATTCTTGTCGTTGTACTTTTTCACCGTCGCTATCTTTTTTATCATCTTGATTATCAACATCGATAATAATAAGACCTGCTTTAATTGCGCCTGTATCGTTTTTAGATCTACGACCGTCAATCAAATGCCACGCACACAAACCCGATGCAGAGCAAACAGCCGCTGTGATCTCTTTAATTGAGCTTTCGCCAGGAACCCAATTCTCGTTGAATGCTTTAAAATTTCCCCCACTAGGGATCTTGCCCGATGCGCCTAAATATTTCTTAACTTCGCTGTTCAGTGAACAAAAAAACCTCATGACCTCCCTCCGTTCTGACATTCTGGCACGTAAAACCGAAGCCAGCCACCGAAGGTTGCGTTAAGCTTGCTGCAATTTGCTGTAGAAATCCTTAACAAGTAAGTGCCACTGGGCTTCGTGTTTTTCAATTTCGGATTGGCCAAACGTAAACACCTGTACAGAGAAATCGGGAACAGCCGTAGATACAATTATTTGAGTTTTATCAATTGATATATTGAGGCAGCGTTCTGCAGCAATTTTATAAGCAGCAAGTTGTAGTTGTGTTTTTTTAAGTTTAAATACGCCGGAGACTAAAGCTTTGCGCGTTTGCTCGCTTAATGGCGCCGTGGATCTTGGGAATTGTTTCGAGTAAGGGCCTGCTGAAGTTTTAAAGTCGCCAAGGATGTATTCGCCGTTTTTATCTTTGTAGATAATGTCACAGCAACCAGCCCAACCAAAACCAGTTTCTTTGTCGTAATGATGGATGCGCCCGATACCATCATCACCTACGTATTTAGACCAACTCGGCATGTTATATGGTTTCTCAGACCATAGAACTTTGCCACCTTCTAGTAGTTCATCTACTTTTTCAGGAACATCAACCCAGTAGGGTGCGTAGTCTGCGGGAGGACAAACCGCTAAACCACGAATGTGATTCTCTACTGCGTTGTGAATCCAAGTGCCTCGTTCAGCAGCTTTATCGGCTACGCCAGGATTTAAATTATTCCAAGCGGAAAGTTTACGTTGAGTTTCTTCGGATTGTGTGGCCGAGAGAATACTTGTTACGGACGGTAGAGGTTTATCAACACCAGCGCAATTGTAGTGTCTTAGACCATTAAGCGTTAGACGAGTTTGAGACACAAGAATGTGTCGAAGTAGTTACATTCTAGTTTAAAAAGTCACAAAGACAACAAAGGGTGCGGCGTGGATGGAAATGAATCAGGCGTGTCGTCATCATCGTCATCATCATCCTCATCGTCCTCATCGCCCTCATCATCGTCAAGAAAAAACTCTGATTTTTGATAATCAAAATTGCGGTAATGGCTGTTTAATTCTTCGTTGAGGCACAGGCTTGCACAAAAACTCTCAACAACAATCTGTCCGCAGTCTTCGGCAGTTCGCCCTTCTCCGTCTGGTGAGACGCATTCTTGTAGAAGCTGGGCTGAAACCAAAATGGCGCAAAGTTTGTCGATTTTTTCATTTTGCTTTTGGATTAATTCGATCAATGTTTTTTGAAAATCTCTAAAGTGCTGAGGGTTAGATTTCACTGGGAACCTCTGGTAACTTAGGGATATTGTCCCAGTTTACCGCATAAGAGACAAAAGTCCCATCGCGCCAGAATTCTGGTTTTTGAAAAATGAACCACGCGCTGGTGATTGAATCTTTTGTTGATCCAACAGCTCTAAAATTGGGGCGTGGGGATAAAATTATGATATTTGATAATTTGTGTTGAAGTAAAAAATCGCGGCGTTTTGCTGTTGGCTCTAAGAAAGATAACCTTTCCAAAATTGCAATTCCTTTAACTGCGGACTGCATCCCATACTCAAGGATGTAGCTGGACAATTCTTTCTTTCCAAGCAGCGACGATATTATCCAATCATATTTTTGTTGCTGAGACACCCACCAAATTGGGTTAGTTACATTTTCTTCATCGCGATTAGTAGTTACCGCGTAGTTGTGAGCTCGCAATTGATTGCTCAGTCGTTGCTCTTCATCGTCGTGCGGCACCAAAATCGTGCCTTCTAAATACGAGTGTTTGGCCAAGGCGTGGGTGACGCCAGTTGGCAACGTGTAAAAACTAGACAAAATTTCGATGTCAGGCGATGGAAGCATAGCGGTTTAGGTGTGGTGAATCTTGAAAATTTCTAGTAAATTAAAACAAAACAAGGAGGATCGATGCCAAGTGTACCCTGGTTAAGCACCGAACAGAAATTCTTACATTTTAGAATTATGCAGGATGCTAAAAAGACAAATCATGACGAGTTATTAGAAATTTTTGACAATGTACACCAACAGCTTTTACTGAAAAATAAAATGTTTACCTCTCTCGTAACATGGTGCGCAAGATCGGGTACGATGCTGCCCCCGATCACTGATTTAATCGACCCAGATCAAGTGGAAAAAGAGTCCTGCTAAACATGTGTCCACGATTCGCGACGGACAATCCTTGATATATGAGAAATACTAACTCCGAAAACGACAGAAAGTTCTTTCATCGTCTCTCCTTTCTCATAGCGTAATCTCAAATCTCTTATGTTATCTTCAATTAAAACTGAGTGCGGGTTTTTACTGCCAAAAAGTTTTGTTCGTTTTGGTCTTTTAGTAAAAAGTTTTGGCCCAACAGGAAGCGTCGAAGAAACGATTTCCTCAGTTGTAAATCTGAAGTCACAACGCAAACACTTCCTCCGCCTACGTATACTTTTTCTCGTGTAAACAAATTTGCTTTCCAAAACCTGAGATTTTAAAAATTCACATTTAGGACAAAAACACATAGTAATTCAGATAGATAAAAAAATAAGGCGGCATAGGCCGCCTAATATAATGGAGATTAAGTTAAAAGTCGATTCCCAAAGCTTTTGCTTGTTCTTCGCTGAGCTCCACGGCTTTCTTCTTCCTAGTTGGTGCAGGAGGTTCAACAACCACCACTTCCTCTACCGCAGCTGTAGCAGTCGGCAGAGCCTTTGGGAATTGGGAAGCAGAAGGTTGTTCACGAGATTCCGCGAACAATTTTTTTACTTCCGCGTGGTCAGTGCCAAGTGGGAGCTCCACCAAATCCGAACCTGGAATGTGACTTCCCAGTGCCGCACTGATAAACGTGCCGCCCTTACCTTCAATCCAGTCCGAAATATCTTCGATGAGTTTTATTTCAGTTTCGCCGGAAGCAGGACGATCTGCAAACTCTAAAGCGTTGAAATTGATCTTGTTACCATCCGCACCGGTAACAGGATCCCGTTCATTAAAACTACGAGTAACAAATTTGCTACAAGTAACAACGCTTGCGCAGTTGATGCGGTTGTTGTACAGAGTTTGAAAATACGAGATAAAGTTTTTTTGGCTGGATTTACCAGAAATCATCGCCGTGGTTACACAACGCGGTGGTAATAAGCGATGCTTAGGAGATACACCGATAAAAGAAATTCGAAGAAACTCTTCTTGGTTTCGCATCCCTAAATTTCCATAAAAGGGTTTGAACCCCAACAGGATAAACTCGATAGGTATCCCGTTTTCATTGCCATCAATGATGGCAGAGTCTGGGTCTACGTCAGATTTCCAACGGCGAGCCTGAAGATCAACACGTAAAACGTGCGGCGGGATGTTACAGAGAATTTCGTCAGCCGAAAAATTGCCAGCAATAAAAGTCATGGGAGGAAAATCAGAGGGAGAAATCGATAGAACCAATGGCTGCTGCAGAAATCTGACCTTTGTCGGGATCTACAGCTTTTTTAGGCATTGACTTAGAAGTCTTAGGAAGATAAAGAATTTTATCAACGGTGTAGTTGAGATAATGCTTTTCGTCCTTTTCGCTTGTAGAGACTTTGCCCACAGCGATTGTAGGTGTTCCTGGAGGTAAATCGGAAAGCTGTTTAGAGTTTTCGCCCCAAGCAGTGAGCTTGAACCAATTTGTTTCTTTTTCCTCGGAAGTCCAAGCTAAAGAACGATTGGTAACGGTGGTGTCGGAGAGTTCAACTTCTTCGGCTTTAGGCCCTAAACCACCAGTAGCTACAAACAAATTGAATGCAAGTAAATCGTTAAAGTTTTCAGGGGTAACGATTAGCATTGGCTGCATTTGCAAGACCCCATCTGGTGTTGCCCGCGTGGGTCCTATTGCTAAAGCTGTTTGTCCTGTTTTTAGTTCCTTTAAAAGTTTGCCGATGTAGTGGTTTTTTTGTTGGAGGAGCTGAACTTTGGTGTTTACACGTTTATCGTTAGAGGGAAGCATCTCCCCTAAAACGTTAATCGTTTCTTCATCGGCGCTTTGGGCCTCAGCTGTGATTTTGAGCCCCAGCAAGAATACGTTCATTTTTGAGTTTTCGGTAAATGGTTGAACGGTGGATTTTAAAAGCCCCGGCGATCTGGTCAACGCCAGTGCCTTGGCCTAAGAATGCTAATACGAGATTCCAATCTCCGCTACCAAGTTTTGTGTTTTTTCCAATCTCGTATGCAAAATGATATGGATTTATACAGGACTTACAGTTGCAGCTGGGACGAGCAAATACATCCTCTCTTGGAATATCTAAATATTTAAGGATTAAACTACGTACGTAATAACGCTGTTTGAATATGTATATACATGGAACATTATTAGAGAATTTCCCTAGCCAAGGAGAACATTTTTTATGGTTAAAATTGTTTGAAGACAGATCTTTATATAACTCAGAAAGAGGAGTGAACTTGCAGTGGCCATAAGATAAATTAAAGGAAGTCGCATCCAATGATCTGCATATATCCTCTGCTTGTGCCTGCGCGTGGCTACTGTCGTTTGCAGTTAGTGCAATTTTACAGTTTTGTAAGTTTTTATGTATTTTTAAAGTATAGTTTTCGTCTTTGTTACTTACTACCACTGGAACAGATGGTATTTACCTTGTTTCGCCATTTCTTGATTAAAGTATTGTTTCCAGCTATTGTCAGGTTGGGGAGCTGGAGCGGGAGCTGGAGCGGGAGCGGGAGCGGGAGCGGGAGGGGGTGTTGGAGCGGGCTCAGGTTTTTTTGCATTTAAAGCCTCAAGTTGTTTTTTAAGGTCATCTAATTGAGATGAATAGTTTGGGATATTTATGGGTTGCTGTTCGCGTTCTTGAATCGTTTGACTAAAAGTAAACTGATCTGGTTTTTGTATAGGGGCGACTGAAACCTCTTGCGTATCCATGGGTCGCCCGCCTCCGATCGCACCTCCACGAGAGCCTTTGGCCGCTCGGGTCACTTTAAAACTAGGAGCGTAATCTCTTAAATCAACGTTAAATGCTGTACCAGCAAAACGAGGGGTTTCTGTCGGCGTGGCGGTGCTTTTTGGTAATGCCCCCACAAAATCCGAAAGATCCTCTTTTAAGTTGGGGAAAGTATTAGCGTATACTTCACCTTCTTTTAAGTCGGAAGGTTGCTGAAACGACGCAGGGGGATCGTTATCCGGCTCAAACGTAGTGGTTGTCGTGTCCCCTTCAGTTTTAGTACGCGGCTTAAACGAACCGCCATACCGAAACTTCTGCATGAATCCCGAAGATTGGGAACCCAGCAAATCTGAGAATAAATCTGACTCTGCCACAAGCTGCTAGCGTAACCTTCTTTATATTAGCTCAATGTAAGCGAAGAAAAAATCTTTTAAGGATATGCCCTTTTTGTAGTACCACATCTAAAGTTTTTTGTAAAATAGCAGCTTCTTCGTAAGTGTTAAATACTTGTGCTTGTGTTTTGTCAGTGGTATAAGTGACCACTTTTGAATTGCTTAACGCCGTCTTAATATATTTCTTGTTAGGCGAAAGCAAGACCCAGACTTCTTTAACTCTTAAATCTGGCGAGTTGGCCATCTCAAATTCGGTCAGAAGGACTGTGGGTTTTGTCGTCTGAAGTTTAACAAGGGATTCGGTAGTTTCTTTTTTCTTAATGTTTCCAGCTATTTTGTATTTTTTACGGAGAGCTCGGGCGCTGTTTGCTGCCTGCAGAGCATTAGGGAATGTTTCTGTGGTTATGTAGATTGTTTTTTCGGCTCGGATAACTCCGCAAAAGCCATTATTTTGTTTAATTGTTGATATATCCTTCTTAGTCTCTACCGAAAGTTCAATCAAATCGTTCATTTTGCTGCCCAAGAGGATCCAACACTCGCGTCTGCTGACGCTGGAACAGAATCTAGCACTGTTTGCGCAGCGTGGATCATTGTCGTCTCAAGAATATTTTTATAGGTCTCAGCTTTAGATTCTTCGACTTCTAAAACAATCTCATCATGCACAGCAGCTACTAACCGCACTGTGTCATCTAAATGTTTATCTAAATTTGCAATAGCAATTTTTAAAATATCTGCGCCACTACCCTGAATCAAAGTGTTGGCAGCACACATCATGGTTGCGTCATCGTAACTGAGTAATCGGCGACGACCACACGGTGTACGAATGTAAGTCCAACCATCTTGTACAAGAGCAGCTCGTTCTTGATGCCACGAACGTAAACGAGGATAAGCAGAGTGAAATGCCGCGTGGGCAATTTTTGCTTCTGATAAGGTCAGGTTTCTACCACTCTGTGCAGCGTAAGTTTTGTACTTCCGAAAACCCATTCCATAAAGCAACGCAAAGTTCAGTGTTTTTCCGTCTTGCCTCTCCTCTTTTGTAACGAGATTTATATCTTTTTTATAGATTAAGCTTGCGGTCATCGTATGCAAATCGATGTCAGATACAAAGGCTTGTTTCATTTGCGGGATGTTAATCAACTCGGCACCCAGCCTCAGTTCTATTTGTGCCCAGTCGCAAATCACAAGCTTGTATCCCGGCGCCGCAATAAAGCACTCTCTGAAGTTTTTAGAACGTGGAACTTGTTGCAGATTTATTGAAAAGACTGTTTTCCCGGCTTTTTTGGTTGTCTTTGGGGCACCGCTGCTTGTGAATCTGCCAGAATTCGCGCCCACCTGGTTGTAACCAGAATGAATTCTGTGTGTCACAGGATTGATGTTATCAATTAGTTTATTTACATGTTCTAAACGAGTTTCAACTTTCGCCCTTTCTCGGTATAGATTCAGCGTGGCATCGTCGCTATCAAATTCGGATAAGGCAACCTGGTTCAAAGTAGCTTTACCGGTATCAGCGTCAGCAGGTAATGCGATACCGCAGGCAGTAAAGTACTTGACAATCTGAGTTGGTGATCCTGGGTTAAACTCCTTTAAAGGTTTTTTTCCAATCGCAACAGCACCATCTACTGTTCTAGGTAATTTAGAATCATCTGGAAGATTGGAGTCTAGTTGAGTTATAAATTGATTACTTTTATCCTCTAGTTCTTTTGTTATAGAGTCTTTTAGTTTCTTTAATAGTTCAATATCAACACAGAAACCTGTGTAGCACATCTTTGCAACGGGACGTATACATTTGGATTCAATACTATATATTGCTAACAAGTTCTCTTCGCGCATCTCTGCTAATTGATCTGAAGCAATTTGAGGAAGAATGTCTACGTCACCAGCGGCGTATTCAACTTGTTCTAGGGTTAGATCGAGCTGACTCCAATCGGTCATCCGTTGTGTTTTGTCCAGTTCCAAGGAGAGGCGTCGATCAGCCACAGCCTTAAGGGAACAGGAAACATCGGCGAAGTAAGCTTTCTGAGCTTTAGGACTTACTCTTTTTTCTTTAAAGCCCGCACGTAGGATTCGTTCAGCAATGTATGTACAAAAGATTTTGTTTTTGAAGTCTATGCCTAAGTAGTACAAGAATTGGAGATCGAAGTTAAGGTTATGACCGATGATCATTTCCCTTGATTCAATCAGTTCTTTGAGTGTGTTGTCAGGCGGAACTTTAAATAAGTCCAAAACATGAACAGTACGATTCTCAACAGATGGATCACTGTCACAAAGTTGGAGTAAGCGAGGTTTAGCAATGCCAGCTTGGAGCCCCGTGGTTTCGAAGTCGAGGCAAAGTTTTTTATGTTGGGAAAGATTTGCAAGGGAAGCTTCGTATTGATCGTGTGTTGTAACGTAATTTGTTTGCATGGTGTTAAATAGTGAATGCGCCCCCGCAGCTGCGAAGCAGCGAGGACGCTCACACTAACAGAGTTTACTCAGCGTAACTCTTAAAATATATCGTTGGTTACGCTTTCTTTTATGCTAGGCGCATCCTCCTCGTTCTCCTCATCTGCCTCCCCGTGGTATACACCCACCTCGGCCATAAAGCCCTCCTCATTTATGACATCCTCATCCTCCTCTTCCTCGTCCTCACCCTCCTCGTTTACGTCCACGTCAAAAAGTCTACTTAGAGCTAAATAGGTGCAGGCTTCGTCTATATGGTGGTTTAAATGATCCGTTATAACGGTCTTTATTAAAGTACACATTGTCTCGGGAGACAAAAGTGTGCTGTACTCCATGAAAAGGTCCGCTATGCCGGACATAAACGCTTCTTGATCTCCGGGAACGTCTTTAACAAATTCCGTCATCGGTTAGTACCTGATTTAGGGGTGTAGTAGTTGTAAATGTATTTATCCATATCACTCCAGGATGAACACAGTTTCTCGCCAAGCTCGGTCAACTTGTAGAGGTAGTAGCGGCGTTTTAGATGGCCTGACTTTTCATTGTACTCTTCGTTCCTAGAACCAATGGTCCAATTTTCTGAGATGCTGACGAGGTTGTGCTCAATGCAGAACATAAGACCAGCCCGAAGACTGATGTACATAGGCGAAACGTAGTAGGTGTCGCATCTGCGCGTGGCTTGATTGCTCTCGATCGGAACTAGGGTATCCGTCTCTGCATCAAGCGTGAAGCCCTTGAATAAGGGTGAAGATAAAGGGAGCTTCAGATCGTCAGCCGCTTCGTTTACGACGGAGATAGCGACGTCTCTGATGGCTTGCCAGTCCTTGGTGTTGCCTTTGAGAAGCAGCATTGCTGCGCCACAGCAACGATATGAAGGATGCATTAACAAATAGTCAATGATGTCATCCGTTGTTTTTGCGGCCCTCTTCGGCGGGGTTTTGACTGGAGTTGCAACAAGCTTTGTTGTTGCCTTTTTCTTGTTTGCAACTGCAAGCTTGGTTGTCGGAGTCTTTTTGTTTTCGATTGCAAGCTTTACAGCTAGCGAAGCTAGGACAGGGTTCTGCTGCTCGACGCTCATGGAGAACAACTTATTAGCGTCAAGTATTTTGACATCTATAAGTTTCTCAAGATCAATTGAGAAAGGTTGTTTTGTTTTTGGAGTTGATGCTTGCAAGAGCGCCGAGGCTTCTCGATGCTCTAATGCTGTGCCTCTGAGATTGAATTGAAAATCCATTGGAAGAGTGATAGACAAATGCAGTGTATGTGGTGTATTTATGACGTCAAGTTTTTTTAGACTTTCTTAAGCTTGTGTAGGTTTTTGTTTTGAAGTTATACTTTTAATAGCTTTAATAATTGTTTTGGATCCTCAAGCAGCGGCTTTTTTAGAAATGTATCTAAGTGATCCAGAGTTGTTGATGGCGGCTTTGCCTAATGTGGATCCTTCTGTTGGCAGAAGAATACGCGAAGGAGGTGCAATTCCTGGTGGTAAATCGCCTTTTAGGGAACCGGTGATGCCAGGTGAACAGAGGGAGATGCCTTACATGCAGCAACCAATTCGTCCATCCTTACCCTTTGTTTAATCTTGGCGTTACCTATTGTTCGGAAATTTAGAATGGCAGGTAGTCGATTGGGATTATCTGCGCTCCCTTCTGGGGATGAACTAACTAAGGCAGGGCAGTATGAGAAGTATCGTGAGAGGTATCCTGGGTTTACAGACTTTACAAGAAATATTTCGCAAGCGACTGGTCCGTTTGGACCTATTGCTTCGATACTTGGGGTGGAGGGTTATGCAGAACCCTTCGGTGGTGATGTGCCACTGCAGCGAGCAATGAGCGGATTAGAGCAAGGAGTTCCTCACCACCGAGTTGAGCGTCAGATTGCGCGTGGCTAAGCTTCGAGTTTAAAGTAAATATATTCGGGATGTACTGGAAAGTATTTTAAAGTCGCAGGACAAAGCCAACCAGTTAGATTTTCGTTTACATACTCTTCTTCTCCGCTAATTGTCGAGAACAATTTATACCAAACCCCGCCAGCTTCAAAGTTTGTATAACGAAGGTAGCCTTGATGATAAGGAAAGGGTTTAGCTGAAAATAGAATCTTAGGTTGCTCTGAAACAATACCGTTATCTTCTAGAATTTTGTCAATAATTTCAGGGATACCAAGCACAAAGGGTTCGTGCGTCAACTCACGAGCTTCGTCCGTAAAGGCCCAGGTTCCTGCGAATCTGTAAAGTTGAATGATGAGCATGGAGTTGTTCATGTGATTAAAAAGTAATGCAGAAGTACAGTAAAGCTAGCAGGGTCGAAAAAACAAGTGTGGTTAACCGACGGTCAATTGCTGCTACTATTTAAGTAGCGTAACGATAGTCGTGCCTCCTGTACCTAGAAGACCTGTAACTTTCGAGGATTTGCAGAGGGTTCAGGGCAAAGTTGAACAGGAGAGGCGAAGTCCAAACAGATATGATCAGACTAGAGCAAGAAGATATATTTTTAATGAAGCGCTCAACGCAGGCGATTTAGATCGAGCTCTTTACGAAAATCAACAATGGTCTGACTATAACTTCGACGAAGGTTCTGACGAACTTAGGAGTAGTGCCGACATAGAGGATTTTCGTGACGCGATTCCGTTTCGAGGTCAAAATATAGATCCAGATTATAATGAAGTTGAGCTCGCAAACATTGCCGCAGCACAACCACAGCAAGCTCGTAATTTTTTAAATAGCCGCATAGTATCACCTGAAACTACTCAAAGTATATATGAAGGGTTCTCCCGTGCTTCTGCCGATGAACGCAATGCGATCAGAACGGCTCTTGAAAGAGGTGCTACCACTTCAGACATTTATAGTAATTTTGAAGGTGATGAAAGAGGACAAATTCTTGACGAGGTAAACCGAATCGGGCGTGGGGAATTAAATGCTCCTTCGATTGCAGAGTTATATGCACCTGTAAATCAAATAAGCCGTGAGTTAAAAGACGAAGTTAATTTTGTTCAACAGCAGCAAAGGGACTTCCAAACGAGAAGTAGTGATATAGCAAGTTCCGCTGCTGCATTGAAAGTACCTTTTTCTCCGGGAATTGAACAACAAAGATTAAATTTTGTTGATGAAATCGACCCCCGAGAAAACTTGGTGACAGAGGCAGCAAGACTAATAGATCGCCCACCAGCTTCGTTTGAGGATTATGTAGCGAATAATAATAGATTAGTTACTTTGGGTCGGGATCTAAACGCAATAGTACGAAACGCCAATTCTAGACGTCGCGAGCAACGAGTCAATCAAGTACTTCCCGAAATTAGAGAGTCTCCTCGTGGCGGCGAGATTGTCGACGCAATCACGGGTGCGGTTGAGGGAGCTCGACAATCAACAATGTTTGATACGGGTATTCCCACACCGCCGGATGCTGATCAACCAAATTTTACTGCAGGATCTTCTAGGTTAAACTTTCTGCGGCGCTGGGGAACACCTGACGATGCTGAAAGAATGCGAAGATCGTTGGACTATTCTTCAGCAGAGATGCGCAATACGCTTGGTGATTTAGAACAACGTTCTCGTAGAACTGGACAATTAGTTATACCTGAACTACAAGACAAGGTGATGGAGAGCTTCGATGAAGATGCAATCAATCGATTCGCGGGAGCGCTAAAACAATATCCTGAGATGATTCCGTTATTGTCTAGGGCACCTAAAGCAGAAGCTCCGGTGGGAGGTAAAGAAGAAGTTTCAAAGTATGCAAAGTTTATAGATTCAGTTCAACAAGTATCTGATCCAAAAGATCGTGCTGCTATTTATAACAGCTTGATGACAGAAGGTGGGATACCTCAGTACGAGCTAGCTGGAATAGAGTTTGATTACACTAGCGGAAGTACGGAGCGGCAGCAGAGAGCTATTGAACGTTTAAGTCAGTTAAATCCCGAAGCGGTTGAAAAATTAAGTAGAGTTTCATCACAAGCTGCATCCACTGTCAGACCTTTGATTGGAGGAGGTAAATATGTGGGGCGGGATGATCCAGAAGCAAGAGAATTAATGAGTCGGATTGACGACCGCGCTCGCGTTTTTAAAAAAGCCTTTGACGATTTATCGCCTCAAGCTAAGACCAGGCTTTTCGATAAGTATGCCCAAAGTGTAGATAATCCTACGGAACTATATGTGAGGTACAATCCAGATACGGATGAAGTCACTCCAGCAAAAATAGATGATATTGGTGAAATATATGGACTAAGTATGACTAATTCTCCACCCATGCTGCCTCGAATAGCTGACTCTACTAATTTCTCCGGCGATATTTCAGAAAATGCTTTAAAGTTTCTCGCAAAAAATCCTATCTTAGGAACGTCCTCAATAAGTTTTCAAACGCTTTCTCCTGATGAAAATAGATTTACTTACGATGCCAAAGATTTACCACCGGCTGTTTCTAAAGCATTCACAGAATTTGTTTCTAAAAATGCGTTGGCTGGAATGCCTCCCGGAACTTTGGTAGTGAATAAGCCATTACAGGAGTTTGATTTGGAGGAGGCCGCCGAGAGAAAAGGAGATGCCAGTTCGACTTTCCGTAAACAACAAGAGGTTATTGGAACTCCAGCAAATAAAAGAGGAGTGGCTTATCAGCGTGGCGGTTTTGGACCAATGCAAGGTACTGAGCAAGCCCAATATGCATATATAAATAAAGAAGGAAAAGTAATTCCATTACAGCTGAAACCTGCTGAGACACCAATTCGAGGACAATTGAGCTTTAGCGGGGGTCAAGCAAAAGTCAACCAAAGTAGTTTACCGAGTAACAAGACTTACTATGCAGTTGATCCAGTAATGGGCGCTGCTGCGGGAGCACTTGAGATGGGCCGCGCAATTAAAAGAACACCAGCTTCTCTATTGCCAGGAGCTGCAGATTTAATCCCCAGTCCAGAAGCTATTCAAACTGGATATAAGCAAGGGCCTGCTGCAATGGGTAAACAGATGGGGCGTGAATTTATTGAAAGTTTACCTACGGGAGCAGCTTTTGCTGCGGCTTTATCCACTCCTGTATTAGCACCAGCGGCACCCGGCGTGGGCTTAGGGTTTATTGGGTCGGCTGCTGCCAGAGCTGCAAATGAAGTTGTTCGCCAAGAAACTGGCGAAGGTATAGTACCCAAAGTACGGCAGCTTATTGGTACGGCGCCAAGAAGTGGAGTTGCAAGCAAGACACCATTACCAAATCAACCACTAACTGCTGAAATCAAACCTTTATCAGATCAAAGTAAGACGGAGATGATCCGTAGACAAAACCGCAACGAATTGCAACGTCGGGCCGATCTGGTTAAGGAAAGGTTTAATCCTACAAAAGGAGAGTTCGGTTTATCTGAATTGTTATTTGGGCGATGAAGTACGGAAACCCGCATAGTCCGCACTTGCTTTTCTCTAGAGCATGGTTTACATTAACGAGGTCCCTTTCTCTAGGACTTTTTCTATGCACATCAAATTAATTGCCGCCGCCATCGGCGGAGCCATATTGGCTTCAACTTTACCTTCCCTTGCCACGGCCACTGTAAACACAGCCCGTAACAAAGATGCTGAGCTTGCGTGGCTTTTACGAGTTCAAGAAGTCAGTAAGTATCGGATGACCTCTGAGCAAAATCAAGCTCTACTTGAAAATCCGATTTACATTTCTGCTCTTCCTGCCGCTTCCTTGGCTTGTCAAAATGAAGGCGCCGCGCAGTCTCTAGGTAAAATCCTAGGACTAAAGGAAAAATCGATTACTTATATTTACTCCGAGTATAAACGAACTTTCTGTTCCTAGCTTGATTATACTGGGGGGCACAAGCTCCCCTTTTTTATGGCTGATATAAGAGAGTTTCTAGACGAATACATGAGTGGTGCTGAAGGAGTTCAAACAGCCGCAAATTTGTTTGGTCGTTATGTACTACCATCTTTTGGAAGCAAAGATATAACTGATAAAAATGTAGAGCAAATAATACCACGCAGTGTTCAAGATGATTTATATAGAGCAGCTACCCGAGCGCAAGCAGGCCGTGGCCAGGAGATTAATCTGAGAAAAAGAACTTTAACCGAAAAAGAAGATGTGTATCGTAAATTTCCTACTGCTCGTGCAAAGCAAGATTTAGACCTTGCGCGAGGTTTAGTTGAACAACTAAGTGACCCTAATGTGAGTGCTGTTCAATACGTGGATTACGATAAAGCCACCTCTCCAAAGATTGAAGATATTGCGAGACGATCGACTCTCGGACAATTCTACGCAACTAAGAACCCAGACGGTAGCGTAAGGATCCAAGATAAATATGATTTTAATAAAGCAAATGCAGATACTTTAATTCAATCTTCAAATCCCTTGGCACAGCTACAGGGATACGCGCAGAAAGCTTCAGAATTTGTTGAATCTCCGGTGGGAAAGATGATGAATGTTGGGGCCTCTGTAACTCCTTTAGGTTTTCTCTCCAACATTGTTAAAAATATTGCGCAACCTTATGATGTTGATTTTACTGTAAGGGCACCCGAAGCTGTACAGCAGGAAGCAATCAGGGCGCCACAGCAAACAGCAGCACCAGTGAGGCAAACTAGAATTCAGGAAGGAGAGACTTTAACAAGTGTAGCTGCTCGCTTAGGTACAGATGTACAAACTCTGGCGAGATTAAATAAAATTCAAAATCCAGATATTGTTGCAGCTGGACAAACAATAGTCGGACCTGGGCAAGCTAATCCTGCAGCTCCTGCAAAACCCACGCAGCCTGGAGGAGGGTTTAATCCCGCAGTTGCCGCTAGAGATTTTGCGCAGAATATTTCAAGAGCGGCAGATCCTGTTATGCGAAGTGTACGCGATGTAGCCACCCGTGTTGCAGGGCAGGAAGCCCGAGTAGCTCCAATCCTTGCCCGCGTGGCCCAAGCAAGTAAAGCCTCGCAAGCTGCTAGAGCTACAAAAAAACCTTTTGAGTTTGGAGTCAGTGAGTTCCTAGGTGGATTATTTAAGGGTAGATAGAAACACAGATTGTGTTTTGAAACGCTAACATAGAGGTAGAAGATAAAGCTTAATGACGGTAACTACCCACAACGACGAAAGGCTAACAGCGGACGAACGGGAAGAATTAGTTAGTTTAAAAAATGCAATTAGTTATTATCCCCATGCAGTTTCTGCACAAAAGATGGAACTTTTTACAGAATTGTTTGTGCGGTCGATTAAAAATAAAAGTGATTGTGTATATAATTAATCGGTAATCTCATTTTCGTTGAAACTAAAATACTCCAAAATGTGGCTCATCACTGCGTCGGTCAGCGTATCAATAACAACCTCTTCCGGTGGATCAGGATCATATTTTTTTGATCGCGAAATACCGTAGCGCACACCTTCTTCAACAGCCAGCGTTAAAATTCGATAACTTTTTGCTTTCATGATTACACTCTTATAGATTTTTGAATAGTGTCAATTGTTTCGTCGGGATTTGAAATATCCACAGAGTAAACAAAATCTGAGAAGTCGTGCAAAATTTGAACAGGTGAGCTACCCAAGCATAAAGTCGTCCATTGAATCCCTTCGGTTTCTTTGTGTTTATTTAATTTGGTAACCAAGTGGGCATCCAGCGACGAAAAACCATCGGTAATCATAAGGACATCTGCGTTTTTGAAATCTTTAATAGCACTCAGCGCATGAAGTAGCACAGCGTTAAACGAAGTGCCTCCGCCCAATCGCCACGAAGAAATAAAATCTATAAGAGCAAGATTAGTATTCTTGTGTTTTAAAATACAAGACTCACCGACACGGTTGTCAAAAAGGTGTACATGTACATCCCTGGAATCTTTGCCCGCGTGGGCCGCAATAGTCATTGTTATGGCCTTTGCCCAAATATCAAAGCTGCCCGACATTGACCCTGAGGTGTCCACATATAAAATTATTGGACCCCGGCCCAGATCCTTTCTATGCGCCTCATAGTCTTTAGTGAGTATAGTTTTGTGCATGTGCTTAAGAGCAAATAATGCGCGGCCCTTTTCTGTTCCTGCGAGTGCAAGTTCCAAAGGAAACGCTTTTGTAATGTCGTTACTAAAGCAGGCTCCGTTAATCGCCTCATAGTTTGCTCGTGATCTTTTCGCACGTTTTCTTTCTGTCCAAACTCTTTTTAAAAACCCTAACTGTTTAGCAACTTGTTTCAGTGTGTTATTTTTTTGTAACTTAGCCGCTAACTCTTTTTTCGTTTGTAAGTCTTGCGTGTGAAAGCCCTCCCCATCTGTAGTCCCCCAAAGAGTCTCTAACGCATCGTTTTCATTTTTAGATGTGCGTAAAGCATCATCTACCGCATTATTTACCTCTGCCTCTACTGAAGCTTTTAAAAGTTCCAATTGATTTTGAATTGCTTGGGCAAGGGCTTTTCCCTCTGCTCGCGCAGCCTCTGCACCTTTATCGTCACCATTTGCTTTTGCCTGTTTAAACTTTTCTCGTAAATCCTCAAGTTTTTCCCCTGCTTTTAGCATTGTATCTGCATCAATTTGATTATCCTCTATCAATTCTTTAACAAAGTCAGCCAAATCATTAAGGATTCTAACGGCGTTATTCCCTGCGTTAAATTGATTACCAACACTATTTTGTAATAACTGAGTCCATGCGGACGCACTAGATAACGCACTCATCACCAAATACCAAAACGCATTTTCAGGCTTATAATTTTTTAAAACTGCCGTGGGGCTACCATCTTGTTTTGCTCGAAAATAGTCTTCGTAATCTTCGAGACTTACTAACCAAGTAACTGAATCACCTTGATAAAGTCGTTCAAAAAGTTCTTTACCGAATCTAGAGATCTGTGTGATATTGTGTGTGCTTGAAATGTAAGAGACAGAGGAGCGGGTCTCACGAATAAAATCTTCCCACAGGAAATCAGCTAGTGCAGAACAAGTCAGGGTTAATGGAGCGTTGTGTGTAAGCCGAATAAACTCAGAGGTTTTGTTGAAGTTGGTGTTCATGTTTTTTGGAATCAATGATTTTACGATCTAAGCTGATTAAAAGTTTGACCAAAGGTTCAAAAGCTTGCGAAGGTTTTATCTCTTCGACAGCTTCGAGAAATGTCGCCAGCTCGGTGCGGATTGCAAGTAGAGTTTCTTGTGTTTCAGGCATACAATTGTTTAGATGCGCTTTATTTTACTTAGAGAAGTCTGAAATGGCAACAGCCAACGTATCTAGGTAGTTTTGCAGTTGTTGTTCTAGCTTTACGCCTTGCGTTCTGGCTAGGATATTCATTCTAAATTTAGAAGTGTCCAAAATTTCTGCAACTTTATCTCTTACGGTTTGCATATCTTTATGATATTTCCGTAGGTTGCCGACGAATTCGTTAAGCTCAGCAATACCCTGTTTAGATTTTTGTTTAGTAGAGCAAACGTGATATTCTGTCATGATCCCCGCAGCAGCTCGTTTTGCATCAGCAAACATTCGGTTTGCTGTTGGTACAACGTGCTCTAAGACTTCCGTAATAGTTTCTTGATCCTCTTGAGTCTGATAGACAATGTTAATCATGGAGTTGTGCATGTGTTCGGGATAGAGCTCCTCATCACCCTGCACAACAGCCCAAGCCTTAAGAAACTTGAGTATCTGAACACGACGGCGATCACTGATTACGATTGCCCTCGTGGCCAACATTTCCCATAACTCCACAAATTTATCTAAGAACTCTTCGGAAACTTTTATGTTTTTAGCTTCCTGTTGAAGGGCTTTAAGCTCTGGCAATGTAAGGTGAACACCAACTTTTGGTCTTTCTTCATTACCCACAGCCCACGAATCTAATAAACGTTTAGACGCGGGCTTTTTTAAAAATTCAACTGTTGGTCGAAATAGAAATCTATCGGCAAATGCTTGCAAGGATTCTTCGTCAGGCCAACTGTTTGTTGCTGCAACAATCGATTGAATCGGAGTGTTTATAACTTCCTTGCCATTATTAAAAGTTCGTTCGTTTAACAGAGTAAGCAATGAGTTTAAAATTGCCGATGACCCACGAAATAATTCGTCTGTAAAAGCAATGTGTGCGTCAGGTAAATACCCTTGAACATCACGAGTGTATTCGTCATTTAATAGTTTGCTTACAGCGACTGGTCCAAAGATTTCCGAAGGATCCGTCGTGGGTGTGAGTAGGTAACCAAAATAGTTGGCGCCAGAAATACCATTGCAGATGGTGCGCACCAGATCAGATTTGCCGGTTCCTGGTGCCCCGAGAAGGAAAGCATTTTGTTGTGATAGTAATGTTGCGAGAAGGCCGTCAATTACATGTTCACGTTCGAGTGACGAGGAGTTGAGGGAACCACGAAAGTTTTGAAGCTTGGCAAAGAGGGTGTCGTTCATGATGAATGATGTGATGTGATGTGATGTAGATTATAACAGATGGTGAGCGGCCTCTGGGCGGAGGCTCATTGTTTATAATTATTTAAAATCTCTTGAATGTCGCCGAAATTCGAGCTGTCAATAGAAGAAAGATGATCGTTATAAACTTGATTGTAAGTTGTTGTCCAATCAAGCTCATATTTATGCAATACCGCTAACAACTTTTCATGATATTCTCTATGCAATTTTGACGTTTTGTTCATAAACGTACGGTCCTTATCTTCATCTGTAAGAACAAATGCAGAAGGGACTGATTCTTCTTTATAAAAAGGAGCAAGACTCAGAGATTGTGTTGTAGAATTTTTAGAGTACCAATAGCCTGTCCCTTCGTCTCTGCCATAATAATGTTTCTTATAATTTAAAGAACGATGTAAAATCTCTGGTTCAAAAATACTGTTTAGTCGGCTAGCGAGAATAGGAAATTTAAATTCTTCATTGTCTCGATAAGCGTTATATGTAATTTGTTTAGTAGGTATGTTCGCTTCTATAAACTGCATTAAGTCATTAACTGCGTGTTGAGGGCAAGCAAATTTAAAACGTGAAAATTGTTCTGTCGTCACCGTGGAGCCATCGTCATAAACAATAACTAAAGGTTTAATAGAAAATTCACCTAAGGTGTTGGCGCGTTTAGAATAGTACAGATCAACAGTGGCAGGTGAGGCAACACCTAACGGGAGCTTCAAATCTATTGTTTGAAATAACCTAGTGCTTATTCGAGTAGCCATCGAGTATAAAAGGTTTTGTGAGGGGAAAAGGAATGTGTACTTCAGTAACTCGACAACTGTTTTTTAGTAACGGTTGTAAAGTATTGAGTTTTTGAACAGCGACATCAAAGCAGCTGAAAGTAACAGCTTCTTCAGGATCGCTAACGTAGTTTTCAATATCAGAAAGATAACCCTCTGTTGAACAGAGGGCGTAACGAATTCTACTCATTAGAAATCAGGGGTTTCAGAGTCCTCAGCAGCGGTAGCCACTGTTGAAATAAGTGTATCGAGATTTTCTCCTGCAGCTCCAATCAACTCCCTCCTTTGTGAAATAAGTTTATGTAACTGTTTGGAGCGTTGACGGTAAATATCCTGTTCAATGTTTGATTCAGCAATTAACAAGTTTAGAGCGTTCGAATTCTCAACTTTCTTTATGCGATCACATAAAGACTTGTAAGTATTTGAAAGCGCCAAAGATTGCTGTAACATCTCCAAACCTTTAGTTTTGTCCCGCGTGGATACAATAGATTCTAATTCTGTACGAATTTCTGTTTGCAATTCTTGAAATGTAACTGCACCTTGGTCTCGTTCTGTACGGTAAGAAGATTGAATTGCATCACCAGCAAGCAATAGTTTTTCAGCTAACTCGGAAAGATGTTCAAACCCAGGAACTGAATCACTAATTAACTTGAGCTTCGATGCTGTTATCTCCCACGAACCTCGTTTCTTATCTCCGCCAGTTTGTTGCCGGCCAATCTTAGTAACAGTTCGTGTATCTAAATCATCTAGAAGTTCTGCACTAATTTGTAAAGCTCTGTCAGCTGCACTGGCGTGAGCAGCATCAAGTACTTCTTTAGTATTAATGTAATTACTGTGTGCTAATACAGAATCAAAAGAGGCACCTTCAGTAGGTGTTGAGACGGCTTCTAAACTAATCGGCAGTGGACCCACAACAAAAACTCGAATTGGGTTTCTGTATTCTTCTTGAGTCGGAAAGACTCTCATGTAAGCATCACATGCAAGTTTATATTCTTCGTCTGTAGGAAACAAAGGTCGAAGAAACTCTTCAACTGTTTGATTCCATTTAGAAAACTCTTGTTCCCATATTTTGTATAGTTTTTCGTTAGCAATTCCCGCTTGTGCGCGAATTTTTGCAATAATATCATTCGCACCATCAAAATACTTCGCTGTTACAAAGTGTGTGTCTCCAAAATGTAAACAATAGTTGTCGTACAATTCGCGCTGTAAAACACGGAGATCATCTAACTCTCCCTTAAGAGCGTTAGATAGATTTGGTCGAAGGCTTACAGTGTTTTGTCGTTCCAGCGTGGTGATAACTGAAGCTGGCAATTTCAAATCATCAAATTTGATTTGAATTGATTGTCTGACGCTCGCCGAAATTGAGCAGGAAAGAAGATAAGAGTTCATTTCAAAAACTTAAAGAAATTTGTAGGGGGAATAAAAAGAAGCGCCTTCCGCAGACGCTTCGGCAAGTTTATCGGGATTAACAACCAGGGCCATAGACTTTAGGATCTTTACAGAATCCTTTGAGGAGCTGGGAGCTTTCGCGGTTAGGCTCCAACGGGTCGTAACCCATCGATGCGCAGGCGATAACTGCAGACAAGAGAGTGAGCAGCAGAAAAGTTGTGACCCTCAACATTATTTGAGCCTCGTGAAAGCTAGGCCGATATTGTCGGTTACCTGATCTACTGCACCGGTAATAACCAGCTGCTCGATCAAGCTTTTCCGTTCAATTTTTGCAGCCTTTAGCTGGAGCTCCAGCTTCTCGATTTTGGCATTGATCTTATCGATGTTCTTGTGCCCCGTGGGTTTTCTGGTAACCCGCACAACTATGTGCGCACTAAGATCAGGAAACTTAAAGGACGATTCAGGGCCTTGGAAAGGAGCTAAATCAACTCCGCGAGCCTCAGCCACATTTATATCTGTGTTGAGAATGCCTTTGGCTGCATTGAAGGGTGTGCCAAACGCTTGCTCGCAGTGCATCTGCGCTATGTCGAATTCATTCCAGCACTCGGCAGCGGTGCGCCCAACTGCCACTAGATCGCGAAAGGAAGGTGTGTCCATGTGATTTTGATAGGGTAGAGGAAGAGGTGCGCCACGTTAAATAGGCCGGTGCCGCCTGTAAACAAGATAGCTAAGTGAGAGCCTCTTGTCAATAGGTAATCTAGTTAAAGGCACATGAGGAAGAAACCTATCAGGGATAATAGGAGAGCATGATCACTGGTTGTGAAAAACCAAGTAATTAATCCTAAAGTCCAGTAAGTTTTACCAACTACATTTAACAGTTTCATGTAATCCTTTGCGGTTTATTTAATGTTATAGGGATACAGCATCCCCAACATCATTATTTATTAAAACTTTTTCTACTTAATAGAAGTTTACCATGATTTGCACCTGCTCTTAGAAAGTTATTTATCTCTAAATAGTAATAAGTAACTTACCTTTCCATAGGTGTAATTTTTGAGCCTAAAACAACTCCGTCAACAGCAACTGCACTACCATCAGCAAACCCCGCAACATAAGAATCTAAATCTTTCTGTTGGAAGAAAACTCTGACAATTGTGTTACATTTACGTTCTCCTTCGTTACTTTCGACAAATACGCGAATTCGGTAACGCATGTTAATAGTCCTCGTAGTGGATAAAAGAAGTAGAAGAGGTAATTACAAAGTTCAAAGGTAGCCGCGTGGCTACAATATCAATTACATTTGTATGTTTATGAGTTGAAAGATAACGGGCTGTAGTTTTTGCTGGACTCCAATTTAATGGTGTGCGTACGTAATCTTCAAAGGTTTTCTTAGGGGTTGTTATTGTTACTTTGAAACAGCGAAACACGGGCGCTGTCTTGATCGCAGTTCTCTTCTTCGGCATCATCAAGTTCCTCAAAGTTGATAGATTTAATTGATAGAGAGCTAATTGTATAACCAGATTCTTCGGTAATAGCCTCGACAACTGTTTCTAAAGAGTTAGAAATCCAAGTGCTACCTCTGTATCGAGCTAACAAACTATTACTTAAATTTGCTTGATCCTCATGGGTTAAAGCATCATCGTAGACATCGAAACTGATCGAGATTACTTCGTAGCCTGTGAGTTCAGTATCCATCATAAAGTTACAGGAGATGTGTGCGACGCCCCCGCAGTGAGCGAAGCGAGCGAGGACATGGTAATAATATCAGAGCGTGGCTCCCGTATTGTCAAATTGTGTTAAGTCGATTAAGTAGGAAGGATCTGATCTACTTACTTGAATCCAGCTGTTACATATCTGAGCGTTAAGTTTATGATATTCATTTAGATCTGTGATTCCTCGGAGTTTTGCCACAGTGTTTATGTTGCACAAGTCGGGTCTGTCGTTGTATACTGCGCAAGTGTTATCTGGTTGCAGCATTTCGCATACACCGTCATTAGTTTTATAGGGAAATGTGCTGACTAAATGTTTACTTAACGGGTCTTTAATCTGATCAATATTGGGCAAAAGATGACCAACAATGCGACAACAGAGGCCGCAACTTGTGCAAGGAAATTGATTCATAGGGCTAAAGTTTCCTATAATTAAGGTTGTTTGATTCTTGCATCATGGCTGGTATGAAAGGCGCCGCTGGTTCTAAAGGTGGCAAAGCTGGTACTAAAGCAGGCACAAAGAAAGGCGGAATGAAGAAGTGATCCATCATAGATCTTGATTGATCTGTGACAGTGGATTCTCTACTTCTTTGATTATTGCGTACCTGAGGGTGCGTTTCATTGATAAACGTAATCCGTTATCTATGGGTGTTGCATGAATGTGACACCCTTTCCAACCTAAAGTTTTCTTAGCTTCGCGCTGCAACTTACACGGCGTGGTTGCAACTAATAATGTGCGAAGGTGTGTTGATTCACCTGTAGGTTCAATCTGAGATTCATCAATTGAGTAAATCATGGTTGAGATAGAGAGAAGGGAGGTTGACGCTTACAAGGTATTTGAGGGTTATGTTGTTGCATGTGATCGCAAGCAGCTGTATGCGCATCGTAAGCATCTACAAAGTAGCCTACAAAAAAGAATTCCCATGTGCTTGGATCGCAATAGCTAGATTTATATTTCTCTAGTACTTTATCCCACGAGGTGTAAGTGTATAAGATTTTGTTGCGATGTCTGTTTCTATAAATCTGTTTCTTCTGGTTAACAAGATGCAGATTATCAATAGAGTTATTTAACTTGTTGCCATCAATGTGATCACCTGTTTGACCCTCTCCAAATATAACATCGTGAAGGATTAAAACTAGATTATGAGCTTTATATGTCTTGTTGTTAATTGATATGTAGTATATGCCGCATGTAGAATCTAAGCTGCCAGCCATCTGGCCGACCTTCATCTTACCGTTATTCACAGGTAGTTTCCATACTAAGCCACTAGGTTTAGTAGGATCACACTGTAGGCGTTCCTTAACAGCAGCCCGCAGTTCGGGATTGTTATAGCGAAGGGCGTCATTTACCATGGGTTTGAGTTAGTTACAGTGTTGAAATGCGCCCCGCAGTCACTAAGTGACGAGGTTGTTTTAACGGTAGGCAATGTTTTAAGGTCGTGGGTAATGTGCGGATTGTGATAATAGTGCCCTCGCAAGTACGCTCAGTGTGTTTATTAATTTGATTTTGCAGCAAACCTGCGATGCCGAAACCTACAGTTGAGCCTATGAGAATTGCAGAAAATGCAGTGAAAGGGATTTTATCAAGAAAGGTGTTCATGAGAATGATAATGAGATTGGGTGAGTTTGAGTTGGATGGGTGCGAGTTAGAAGTAGGGAATGAACAGTAAATCTACCACATTACAAGGTGGAACTCCATACTCTATAGCATCATGCACCACGGCTAAGAATGAATCTCCATCTTCTGCAACTGTAAAGTAGCCAAGATGCAGATGTTCTTGAGTGAATTGTTTATACGCTGCGTGATCTTCAGCGTCTCCATAATCGAATGGGGTTTCAGCATCAGTAACTAATGCAGCAGCCCAATGTGCAGGAAGCCTAAACTTTTCGGATTTCATAGTGTTATCTTACAAGTTGGTAATCAATGGAAAGCACACCCCAGTTGTTTGCATCTGAGATTCTCTTAGCAATGCTAAGACCTTCATCATCTACAACCCACTCACTGTTTAAGTAGGTTTCTTGGAGAGCTTCGTTAATCTCTCGTGCTTGAAAAGTTGAGAGGTCTTCATCACTTAACAAGTCGAATTCAATGTCTGTAACTTTGTAGGTGTTCATTAGAATTTAAGGAAAGGGTGGTTAAGATCTAGAACAGATTGTTGATCTGTTGTGTAATTAAGTTCAGTTGCTGGGACATATTCATCAGCCCAACAATCGAAAATCGTTACATCTTGATTGAGCTGTTCTTCGTTGAGTTGCTGTAGTTGAGTGAGTAGTTGTTTGTAGGTCATGGTGTTAGTTAGTGAGTGTTGAGTTAGTGTATGCGGCGGCCCGCAGTGAGCGAAGCGAGCGAGGATTTAATTGTCAATAGGCAATCTCCATATACTCAACACAGCTATGCAACAGTTTGAGCTCTAAGTTCTCCAGCTTGTTGTTAATAAACTCCCACTCATCGTCAGAGTTTACCTCCTCAAGTTCTCGCTCAAGTGCAAGAATGTGTTTCTCAATTGTTTCAGGTCGCCAGTTCATTCGAGTTCCTCCATGTTGAATGATTTAAGATCTTCACCGTTGCTTAAATCGATGTTCTCATAGATGCAGTTAGATAGCCACACTAAAGGGCTAGCTTTATCTGCATTAACATCGATAACTAATTCAATTTTGTATTGCCGCGTGGTTACATTGTCGGCCACGGATTAGCTCTATGTTTCATAGGCAGTGTACATCATGTGTTTGGTTTGGGCTACACTGCCGCCACAAAGTTAGAAGCGCCAGTGCCATGTACTTCTACAAATATATCTGTTTTAGTGCCATTGCATAAGCTACATGTTATGCACTGCGCTTGGCTGTTATCTACTGTAGCTGGGCATTGTTTACCACTGAATGCTACAGAGTTCTTTGCTACAACTGCAAAGGTCTTCCAACCATGTGCAGATGCTTCAATGTAATCCTGTAGACCATCACATGACGCCATAAATACACCTTTGCACCACTGAGCGAATGATTCTCGCCACTGGTGAGTATAGCCTGTATGGGATATACATAGGTTGTTGAAATATGTAACTAACTCAGCGGGCAACATAGCGCCATCGCCATAAGTACCCCAGCGAATCTTGCGTGTTTTGAAATACTTAGAGTGTATAGTTGCATTGTACTCAGGGTAAACGAGGCGCACATATGCGTTCCATACTTTGTTAGGCGCCTGGCCTACATTTACGTAGCAAGATCTTTTCCTGCGTGGCTTGTTGTTTACAAAGCCTGACCCTCGGTGGTAACAATTACCGCAGATCGCTAAATCATCGCCACTCTTAAGTGCAGCCACAGGGTTAATATCCTGGTGCAATATAAACGTTTGGATCATGTTACCAGTCTTGCGATTGACTGATTTAAGTGTTGCGATGCACACTATGGGAGAACCATCGAGAGGCGATAATCCCTCCCACAAAATAAAACCTTGAGGGCGTTTCATTGTAATAATTTGGTGTGAATGTTAAAGTTCTGCGTGGTAAGTATGCGCAGCCCACTAATACAAACGGGATAGTGATTTAAGTTGTTTCGAACATCTCATTAAATAAGTCTATGGGCTGAGTATCTAACTCATCTCGCATCTTAATTAGTTCATCTTGTTGCATACGTAACTTAAGTATTTGATCACCTAAGTAATGCAGTCGGTTGTTAATCTCAACCCGTGTTAGGTTGTTAACAGCGGAGAGTTCATATTCGGTGTTGTTAATCAACACAGTCTTAGTAGTGATCATAACGATTAGTGTGTGTGGTGAGTTAGAAAGGAAAGTTGTTACATACGGCATCACATAAGACCTTAACAAGTTGAGGGTCGTTTGTAATACCATACTCCTGGAAGTATTCATCAAGGATGCAATCAATGTCCTCCATTAATTGTTCCCTAGCAGTCAGCAAATCAAGTTTGGTGAGTGTCATTTTGTTTAATCAATACAGATAAATGAGTAATCAATAAGGTCTTCACCTTCTTCAAGATTCAGACACTCATTGATTGCTTCAGGAATAAACTTGCGAGGATGACTATTCTCATCAATCTCAATTTCAAGTCTAATAACCCAA